GTATTGCTCACCCAATCTTGCAAAGCACAGTTAAACAAGATTCTGCTATCAGCTAACAGTGCATAATACTGATCTTTTTTCAAGCCAGTATACACTCTAAAATTAGCAGTATTACCTTGTTCAAGTTTCAGGGCACGATCAACGTATTCTTGTCTGTTGCTTTTTAGTTCAGGATGACCACAGAAGATTGCAAACTCGATAGTCGGATCAACCTTATACACCTGTTCTGCTAAGTCCATATAGAAGTGCGGTTGCTTCTCATCGTCCCAACGAGCAGCAAAGCCGACTCGCCGGGCACGCTGGTTAAGCGGCTGCACATTTTTTACACGGGCTTTAACTTCTGCTTTACCAAACGGCAAGCCTGACACATATATCGGAGCCTTAAACCCTGCAATGCGTAAGTGACATGCCATTTCTTCGCTAGCTACAATTAAGCCAGTTAGAAAGTTATCAGCCATTTGTTCAAATGGTCGCATCCATCTAAACATACCTTCTCTGTTTACAAAGTCGTCGGGATCGATGGTCTGTGCTAGGCAACGTGCAAACACTTTAGGTCTGTATTCAGCTGGTGATTGATCTAAGATGTAAGGCAAAGATTCTAAGCCGGGTGTAAACATATCTTCGTAGAAGATGACGTCGTTACTTGTAATCTTGCCCTGCTGCATCATCATGACAAGGTTAGCAGTCTGTGTAAGACTATAGTAACTTCTGCCATGTGCGTCAAGTACACTCCCTGTTACGATCTTTTTACCGTTGTCAAGATAGCCGCCGTCGATGGAGGTATAGTCGATGCCACGGCTTTCGAATACTGTTTTGTTCCAGTCCTCAAGTTGAAGAGTGTATCTAGCTTCGTACTTTTCTAGCCCCATGTAAAATAACTTATTCATTATCTATCCTTAAAATCATTAAATTCATCATTTTCGTCAAACGAATCTACATCGTTGCTATCAGGTTCTGCGTCGCCAAACAACGAACTAAACATATTTGCCTTTGTACCACCGAAGCTAATAGTATCTAGGAAAGATTTGTTCTTAGCAATTAGTTCGTGTCTGTTCTTAGTATTAGGATCGAGCAAATGACTAACAAAAGAATCGAAATACAAAATGTTAATCGGAATGTGCGGATTAATCTTGCCTGCGCTTGATGTTTTCTTTTCTTTTGTCCAAGTTGCAAAATCTAATGGACCGCGTACTAACTCCAAGTCAAGAAGTCTGTTTACTTCCTGCACAGCAGTAATGTGGTTGTATGTGTTGTGTGCCATCATAAGCAAATAGCTAACACCGTCCCATGATGTCTTAGGATTTTTCTTCTCGGGATCTGCATCAGGATTTACTCGTGGATCTCTTTCTTCCTTATACAGTGGGTGATCTTTTTCGTCGGTGTGCTTACACAGATCGCCCACCGTGACGTTACTCATAATAGGTCCGCCAAACGGCATCTTCAACTTAGAACCAGCATACATATGATTGTCATATGCTTTGTCCATTGTATACCCGACACGTTCTGTACCGAACTGATTGTAAGTGTAAATCAAACCTTTAGCGTTAGCAAGGAATGGACTTGCACAGTCGAAACTTACAGTAATATTAGGATTATGATGCTTACGGAGATTACGCTGAATCGATGTTAAGTAGCAAGCCCAGTCAAGTCTGCTGGTTCCGAGGAAGTGTATCCAGTCCTTATCGGAAATTAAATCTTCTTCGATAAGATCAACCATGCGCTCTAACGTAGCAGTCATATTCTTCATGTTCACACCCGCAAAGGCGTACCCTTCGAACGCTAAATCCTTGTTACCGTACGCTTCGCCGACGAAAGCAGGAGAGCTAAAGTGTTTAACAGCATCGTACCACTCTCTCGAGTTTTCTACACTACTACCGGACAATACGTTTAGAAACTTAGTTGCGCCCGGTACACGATTCTTCATAAAGAAGTCTAAGTTCTCCAAAGAAATATCAAGTGTATCTCTAAACTTTGTTAAACCTGTTTTCAAGCTAAGTGGCATCTCGGCAGCAAACGCAGGAACGTCAAGTGTCATGGACCAATCTGCTGTATGTTCTAGCCAACGCAAAATATCCATTCTAATTTTGTCCCAAGCCGGTCCGTGTAGATTCTGCCAGTCCATCTTAATCTGTCCTGTAGCAATCTGATATCCGCCGGAGTCGCCGATAAGGATGTTATCAGTCTTGTCACGTTTCTGTACCATACTCTCTTGCACGTCAGACTTAGCTAAGTCCATCTTTGCATGACCAGCGGAATACAAACCCCACTTGTAATAGAAGTAAGAATCCTTCTTAAGAAAGTCTAGCCCGTCGTGACCTTTCGGTAAACCAGCAGGCCATCTGCCCACGCCGTACACGTCGGGATTAGCATCTAATTTCGACAATTGTTGTGTATAGTAAAAAGAAATGGCAGGCAGAAATACTGCCCACCCTCCGTTCATATGATTTTCGGTTAAATTCACTGCTTATTTGCTCCTTGCTGGCAGTATGTACTGGTACTCTCCGATTCCAGATTTGATCTCAATCTTTAGCGCGCCTTGATCAGAGAAGCTCATGTTTACAGACTCGCTCGTGTCGTACAGTTTCAATATTGACAACACAGTTGCCAACGGGTAGCTCCAGGAATGCTTGAGTTCGCCTTTGATGTTAGAAGCAAACTTAATCTTAGTTCTGTCAGTCGGTCCTGAGCCAATTAGAAACTCTAAGTCGCCGTCTGTTGTAGTTTGAACGCTGAATAGACTTTCTAGTCCGCCGAGGATGCCGCTCATGTAAGATAAGTCTTTTAGTGAACTCTTAGCAGGCACAATGCTTACTTGGAAAGTAGCGCCTTTAAAAGGAGGAACGTTAATAGTTTCATTTGCAATTTCTGGTGCCATGAACCGATAGAACGCTGTATGTCCGCACCGCGAGTCAAACGCGATTTCTGCAGGAACTTCTTCCGAACCACGTTTCTGAGTGTTAATCTTTATAATTGCGTTATCGCTCGCAAACGGGTCAAACTTCAAGTAACCGTTTAGCACGGAAATTCTCGATAGTCCTACTGTACCGATAAGTCCGGGAATAGCGGTGTTAATCTTACCGTTAATTACAACAGAACGATCGTCGTCGATTGCTGCAATAGCAATCTCTGTTTTAGTTCCGTCTAATTTAACAAGTTCGATTATGCCAAGATTGGCGGTGTGTTTAATAATGTCAAGCAAAATATCCGATATCATATGGTTCTCCTAATATACCTTAATTATACTACAATTGTGTTTTTTTGTCAACCGCTTTTTAACCAAAAAGCGTGTCGAAAAGTGCATCCGATTCATTTGTTTTTGATAAGTCCCATTTCAGAACATGCAACAAGTTTTCTACCTTCTTATCTACGATAGCTCCTAACATGCCGTCGTCGTCGAAAGGCAACTCCATGAACCAATCGGGCAGGTGTGTGATATCTACCGGATACGCTACACTATTAAATAGTGTCGAGTTTTCCTTCAACTTACATACAATTACTTTTTGCCCATCTGTAATCTTAGGTGTATGTTTGTCTTTGTAAATATCCACCATCGTGTTCCAATTTAAACTAGCCCTAACGTGACCGGGCATAGTAAACGTTGTTGTCTGTCCTGACAGTTTCTTTACCATATTTTCTTCTTGCCTATCACGATAAGAAGACAGATTGTTTACTGCTTTAGGCGAACCTTTTTCCCACGGTTTCATATTAACAAAGTCTGCCTTGAATACTTTAATTTTGTCAACAACGTACTCTTCGCCTTTGCCTGTTAAAGTATCTGTCAATATATCCATTAAGAATGCTTGTACAAATTTAGGAGTGTCCGACCGACGCAGGTCTAGCCCTGTTACTTTAATTTTACCGGGCTTACCGTTGATATCTTTACGGGTACCTTCTTCGTCGTATACTAATGCAGCGTATCTTTTCTTTGTAATGTAAAGTGCAGATTCTGCGATAATTTCTCGCCCTGATTTAATAACACCAGTTGATTTATCTAAAGGTACGTTAAATGTTTCTAATGCAAACTGTGGGAATGAGTCGCTAACATCGCTTGCAATTTGATCATATATAGAAATTACATCTTCTTTAGTCCAACTAATTACACCTTTTTCTACATCATCTTTCACTGCTGGATATTCGGAGAAATAGGTGGAGTCAGTATCACCGTAAATGATTGCTTCGCCTTGGTAATCGTATATGCCTGTTATGTACTCGTTCGTTTTCGCAGCCATGTGTCGTGTAATGTTACGACCTGTTAAAGTGGTGCTCTGTCCTATTCTTTGGTCGAAGAATCTCGAGCCGGCGTTTAGTAAAGCACCGTAGGCTGAGTTTAAAAGAATTTTCTTTACAAGCTGTCTTTTATCCCAGAATGCAATAATTTTCTTCAGTTCGGATTGATCGCGATATATTGCTTTACCACACTTAACTGTTAGCTTATGCGAGTTAAGATAGTCTGCAATTTTTGTTTTGTCGCCTGTGCTAATTATCTTCCGTGCTTTATTTATGTCGAAGCACTGACTTTGATCAAAAGTACTGGCATGATGCACTTGTTCATTAACGTCCGCTAAAGTAAACAACGATTGGGGAACTTCTAGTCCCTTAATAGTATCGTTATCCTCTAGCTGCTTATAACCGCGCATTATAGCCTGTAACTCTTTACGCTCTCTAAACCAGCGTGTTAGCAAGCCAGGGATAACACCTTCGACGTCAGTCTTATAAATTGTTCCATTCGCACTTATGCACCACGGTTCTCCGCCGTTAAATACAAGTTCACGAAGTTCCGAACCTGTTATATGATACTCAGTGCCATTCTCAAAACGTAAAGATATTTTCGCATGATTGTTATTTTCGAAGAATGGTTCCATTTCTAACGGACAGAATCTATCATTCCACCATAATGCAAAAGTGTTCTTAGCAGCGTCTGTTTCGAATTTTGCAACAGTTTTATTTGTACCGGATAAATCCACTTGCGCGACGATTGTTTCTGGACTCATGTTAAGTGCGCGAATAATAGAAGGATATAGTGAGTTCAAGTCACTTGCACCTACCCACTTATGTAATCCTGCCTTAGGATGTGCTACCCAACCACCAGCAGCACGTACATCGTCGGAGAATTCTTTCTTGTTAGGGACAATCATTTCCCTACGATGTGCTTCGATTACAACCGCTTGGTCAATAGTAGCAACAGCGCCCATTGTAGTAGGCAGCAACACACAATTAGCATGTGCAATAGAACTACATAAATCAATAAACTGTAACTTTCTATCTAGCTTATCTAGAAGTGCAGTATCCTGAATGTTATATTCTAAAAACTTCTTAAAGTCTTTATTATACAACTGATCAAGTGTGCCGGAGTATGCAACTTTCTTTTCATCTAGTTCGTATTCTGAAATCGCATCTAACGAGTAGCTATGACGTTCTTCGTATGTATACTTTTTATACAATTGCATATAGTCAACGTGTACTCTGCCAATTAGATCGTAGGTCGGGTATTCCTTACCGCCTCTTTCAAACATTCTTAACTTAGGCAGCGTTCCCCACAAGCACATACGTCTTGTTTCGGATTTACCTAAAAGCCGTATAATACGATTAACAGTGTACGGCATATCGTATCCTTCGCTGTTCCAGCCAGATAAGATATCCGCATCGTCGATGATGTCTAAAAATGCATTTAGCATTTCTTTTTCAGTCTTAAACAGTATTACTTCGGGGCCGACTTCGGCAGCAATCTTCTGTGCTTCTTCCCACGTATAGCCGGCAGGCGGAACAGCGAAACATACCATTTGTTGTATCCATTGCAGATACACAGCTATAGAAGTGATGGGGTTCATTGCATCACCGGGCTCCGAATAACCATTTACTTGGTCAAACGCAGTCTCGATATCGTAAAATGCAACGTGTAGTTGAGGATCTAAGTTAGCAGGGTATTCTTGTGCAAGACAGCGGAAAACCGCGTTAATATCGGATTCCCACTTTTCGCCAGAATATTGTGCCATTATTTTATTGCGTTCGGTGCGGTTTGCAGGATCTATCCTTTTTACTGGATTCCCGTAAATTGTTTTAAATTGCCCGTTCGCGTCGTTTACATAAAAGTGCCAATCGGGTTTATAATCCTTATAAACTCTTTCGCCATTTACTCTTTCTACGACCCTGATCATATCATCCTTGTTAGAATGCAAGGCGTCTACATACATTTAATTTTCCTTAAACAAACAAATTTATCATACCATAAATCGAAGTTGTTGCGTAGAATGTCATTAACAATACAAAAAAGGATGATTCTCGAATATACGAAGAACAGGCTAATAATACTGCACTAATGAAATACAGTATTAACACAGCTAACATATTAGGGTTAGTTGAATTAAAATTCAGAATGCCAGCGGCAACCATACCGAGTACAGTGCCGCTCGCTTCTAACCAGAATAGCAATTTGTTCGACTGCCAGGTTTGCACCCAAAAGTCAACCATGCCTTTAATGACATTCAATTATGACAACCGTCCTGCGGCTTCTAGGATATCTTCGACTTCGGTAAGGTTATCACGTTCGTCTTGGAGTGTTGCTTTATGTGCAACTTTGATGGCTTTGTTCAAAAGGGCTGCTTTAACATCGAGCTCTTCTGCAATTGCTTTAACTGTTTCGGATAGCCCGGCCTTTAGGTCTTCGATTTCTTGCATTACCTGGCACCCTTCATCCATTAGCTTTTTCAGTCTAGCAATATCTTCAGCCCGCCATGAGGCTTTATTAGTTTCGCGTGGTTGTGTCATTCACATCTCCTTGTGAGTTATGTTGTTATGCGTGATTATAGCACAATTTATAATTTTTGTCAACGCTTATTTGCTATTTGATTAGCAAATCTTTGATAATCGAATAGCAGCTAAATCGAATATATCTGCGAACGTTGATGGGTCGAGTGCAGGGTCGTAGTTAGCGTTAGCTTTACGTTTAGCATGTTCTATCCTACCGGGAGATTTCCAATCTTCATTTATTTGAGTTTTATGTGTATGACAATTTGCACATAATGTTTGCAAATTACTAGGATCGTTGTTAGTCGGGTTGCCGTCGATGTGATCAACATGTAACTGTGCTTTCAAGTGAATCGTGGCAGTGCATTTTTTCCCATCTATTCGACCGTCTATATTTTCGCAATAATCTTTACGATATTTCAAATAAGGATGTTTTGAATTTTTAAAATCAGCCACGCTATCGTAACCTTTTCTTTCGGCAGTAATTTGTATTATGTGTGT